GTGCCTACCGGCGGAACCGCTGGGGCTATCAGCGTAGCGCTGGCGCTGGGAGGCGAAGCGCTTCCCACCACTACGGCGACGGCAACACCCGCCGCCGTGGGAGATGCATTCAACGTGGCGACTTCCGCGTTTGTGGATGTTCCCCGTGGGTGCTGCGTAGCGTTATCCGTGCGCAATGTCTCCGCGCAGGCAATTGATGTTGCCAACGCCAATCTGATGATTGAGCGCGTGGCCTAGGAGGTGAAATTATGAAGCACTGGGAACAGCTGAGAGATACACTTTGCCGGGAACTGGACGAAATCGCCGAAAAAGGCGAACTGTCCGCCGGTGATCTGGAAACCGTGGACAAGCTGACGCACACCATGAAGAATCTGGACAAGATTATGATGGGTGAAGGATACAGCAGTGCCGGGGACTGGTACGCCATGGGCAACTATGGACGGGATGGCTATAGAGCCGATTACCGGGACAGCGTGAGCTATCGAGGCCGTAAACGCGATAGCATGGGGCGCTACAGCCGCGCAGACGCCAAGGAAGATATGGTGGATAAGCTGCGGCGCATGATTGATGAAGCGCCGGACAGCCGGACGCGAGAGGCTCTGGAAAAGGCCGTCCGTTGTATGGAGGATTAAAAAATGTTGGCAGAGCGGGATTTACTGGAAACAATCGAAGAATGCAAAGCAGTGAAGCGCCCGACGGCGGCGACATGCCAGTTAATGGCCTCGTGCTATACCATTCTAGATCACCTGTTCCCGGAATATTCCCGCTCTGCTGATGTTTCTCCCGCAAGCTTGTATTCCTCCGCTCCTGCGCCACAAAATGATGAAATATCCGGGAGCGAGTTTGCAATTGCCGCAAATTCAGCGGGAATGAAACGGCTGTTAGAAGTGATGGACGAACACATGGAGTGCATTCGGCTGATATACCCCAAAGAATACGCGGCGATTATGCGGCGGCTCAAAGAATGAGCGGCAAAATTCCGTTGCCAATCCGTTGCCAATTTTCGCCCTAAAAACGTACCGCACGCGGGAAAATATTAAAAACTGTGGTAATATTTTCTCGTAGAATAGTTCGGAGAACGTGGGAATATAGCTGATAAAGCAATAAAAAAGCCCTAGAATAAGTTTCTAGGGCTTTTTCTGCATGGTGACCCGTACGGGAATCGAACCCAGCGCATTATTTCTTAAATATGTTGCGACTCTAATGGATTCTATTTTTCGTTTCCAATTTTGTTGCCAATTTTACCGTTCGCCGATGGGCTGGACGAGAAAAAGTTCCGAAAGCCCTGCGCCATTTTGGCAATATCCTTCTGCGCTACGTGCGTGTAAATTTTGTGCATCGTCTCGTCATCTGCCCACCCGCCAATTTTCATTGCTATCTTTTTCGGCATCTGGAGGTGATAGGCCAGAGACGCGAAGCTGTGCCGCAATCCGTGGTTCCCGACTTTCGGCAGGCCGTTGGCGGAACAAATCTCGTTTATCCTTGTGCATATCCACCCGCCGGTCAGGTTGACGACATAGCCTTCCTTGTTATCAACTGCCTTTAGTGCTTCCATCAGCGGCTCAATAATCGGAACCGTGCGCCGGGAGGAATCGTTTTTATTCTGCTTCTTGTGAACCAGCTTGCCGCCGTCCCCGGCAACTCTTGCCCCGTGGACATATATTATTTCGTTCTTGAAATCGACCTTGTCCCATGTCAGCGCCAGCATCTCAGACCTGCGCAAGCTGGATAATTCCAGCAGGGCGGCAATTTCTATCGATTCCCCTTTTATGGCTTGCAGGAACACCGGTATCTGATCCGGGTCAAGGTACGGCTTTTCATTGTGTTCCTTTTCCGGCAGAGTCACCCGCGGCCTGCGTCCGGTTTCCTCGAATATCGCTGCGGAAATCAGCATCCACACATTTTTGATATATTTCGGGGACAGTGATCTTGCTTCCCTGCGGATGGCGGCTTGCCACTGTTCGTCCGTGGTGGTGTATACGTCAGCCGCCATCATGCTTTGGAAGCGTTGCTTGCGGTAGGATTCATACGCATAAATCGTTGACGGCGACTTGAATCCCTTCCGGGCGGCTATATATTTATCAAGCGTGTCCCCCAGCGTCTTCCCCCGCTTACCGGGCGCGGCCTTTGCTTCGATAACGCCGTTTTTCAAGGCGAGATATTCGGCCACGCATTCATCATATGTATCTTTCGTAATGGATACGCGGCGATTCTCTATCAATACACGTGTGTGCCACGCCCCTGATGGGAGCTGCTTAATTTTTGGAAGCCTGATTTCCGGCTCCTTTTTTCTTTTTGCCATCCCGTTCGCCTCCACTTAAGAGCTTGTGGAAAATTAAAAATGCCGTGAGCATAAAAACAGCGGCGATTCCTGCCGCACCAAATAAAATTACCGCAGAAATCTTTTCGGAGCGAATCAGCCCCATTTCCGTGTTCCGGGCATCCAGCACCATATAGATTATGAGTACCGCCGCCAGCAGAATGTTTAACGCGCACTGCCCGTAAATCAAGGGCTTATCTTCCCTTTGCGCGGATGCAAGCGCACTGTCTTTTTCTGAAAGGGCGTCGCTTTGCTTGCGGATTCTGGTATCCCGGGCAGATATTCCCGCCTCCTGAATCCGGCTCCGATCAAGAAGGCGGGATATTGCGTTGTCCTTTTCTTGCAGCATTTCATCCTTGTGATCGAGTTCCAACTGCAAAAAATCCACGGTAACGGAATCGTCGCTTTTCTGCGGGGAAAGCCCGATAAGCTCGTCTGCGGATAATTCCAGGCTTGCGCATAGGGCGCACACGTCCATGAAGCCCGGGTTCATTAGCGTACCGGCAAAGAAACGGTTTAGGGTTGTTCGCGGTATTCCGGTCTCGTCGGCCAGTTGCTGAATGGTTTTGCCTTGCTGCTGTTTGGCGGCCTTGATTTTTTCCACCAACGTCAAGCTTTGCTCATGCAGCGCCAAAATACGTTCCTCCGTGGGCAAAATAACTCGCTCCTTTCCATTTTGGCACACAAAATCTACGCCGTGTAAACGGATTGTACGATTTGCGCGTTTACTTTTATAGTGGTAGGGGCTATGGTAAAGGTGCAACCGGCAAGGGACACACGGCATTACCGGCGGCAAGCCCCGCCACCTTGTGGCACGGGTGGCGGGGCAATCATCACTTGACGGACGTAATTTCCAGAGATTCTTTTTCCGTGGTGATGCCATTGGCAAACTCTGTAAATTGCTCGCCGCGCGAAGATGCAGAACCCGTACCGGAAAAGGCATATATGATTGTGTAAATATATTCTCCATCATCAAATGTTCCAATTATCCCCGTAAGGCCGCCGGACGACGCGACAAGATCAAGATTGATCGTGGCGCCGAGGATTTTGCAGGTTGTATGGTCGGTTGCTGCGGCGTTGTTCCCAACTAAAGCCTCTACACACGCCGAATGCTGGGTTTTGGGCTTAAATGTCCGCATGATATCGGATTCATCCCCAGAGAATTGCCTCACGTAAATACCAATATAAGTGTTTCCATCTGGCAATGTTATATCTGTAAGCCCTTCGCCCGCTTCTTTGATGGTGCTATCTTTATCAACGGGGAATACCAAATTACCGATTTTTATTGTATCTTCGTTTTGCGCCTCAGTGGCCGGCGTTGCGGCTTCGGTATTGGGAGTGGCGTCTTGCTGCGGCACCCGCCCGACTGTAATTTCATCTGTAGTCCACAGCCGCTTCTTCGTTTCGCTATCGGATGCGTGCAAAGAAAAAGAAACTTCCTCTATAGAATCGATATCGTTTTCCTCTAAATCAGATGATAGGAAACTAAGCCCGTCATACGTTACGCACCCGGCGTATGCGTGCGCAACCATGCTACCATAAATCATGAATCCGTTTACAGAAACATCATCGGAAAAAATATTGATATCGGAATCTGTGCTATTTTCTACATAGAATGAAAGAATTTCGTTATCCGTCCAGTCCGTTTCAATTCCACGGTACTTTATAATTATGCCATCTTTATCATATATGGTTTGGCCGGACTTATCAATTTCCTGCACATATCCGTCAGAAATGGAAGTTTCAAGGGAAAACTGGAATCTTGTAATTGTCTTCTTATCATCTTTGTTGTATATATAGGCATCTTGCGCCTTTACAGTTGCGATACTTTTAATTCCGTACTTTTCCAAATTTTCACGGGTAATATCAATGGAACCGCTTGATTTCTTGCCGGGAGCCACATTTTCATGTAATCCACAATACATTGTGATTCCATTTACTGAGAATTGAGTTCCAGTGAAAGAAACGTTTTTATCAGAGTTATTTTCCGCAAGGACTTTTATTTTGATGCTGTAGTCATCGGAATAGTCAATTTCTTTCGCCGTGAGTTTGAAAGTGCCATCGTCATACACCACGGTTTCCGCAATGGTTCCCTCTTCGGCGGCGACCGCTTCCGTGGGCGCTTCCGTTTCCGCTTCGGCGGGTGCTTCTGTGGCTACCGTTGTAGGCGCGCCCTCTGTAGTCTCTGGCTGCGTCTCAGCCGTGGACGCGCCACACCCCGTGAGAAACAGGGATATGCAAATTAGAAAAGCAATTAATTTTTTCATAGTAGATACCTCTTTCCATAAAATTCTACAATAAAATAGTACCACGTTCGGAAAATAATTTCAACGAAAAGAAAAATTTTTGTGCATTTTTCTAATTAGTCCGTTTTATTGGACAGAACATGGTGTATTATGTGGCTTGTAAGCAAACAAACGTTTATAAATACACAATGGAGGGTACAGACATGAAGGAAAGAGAAGAACTGATCCGGTACATATCCAATTTGGCAGAAGCAGACATGAAGAAAATCATTCAGCGTCTTCCAGAATTGATTTCAAAACTCGAAGCGCAAGGGCTGCCTGTTCGTCTGTTAAAGGATACACATATTGAATAAGCCGCGCTTTTACGTCAGACAGCTCACTGGGAACGGTGAGCTGTTCTTTTTTGTCGGCGCTGTCCCAACCCATAAGGAATGATGTCGTTACGCCGATTGCGCTTGCAATTTTTTCGAGCCGATCAATTGGAATCTTCTCCGTCTGCCCGGTAGCATACCGCTGTAAAGCAGACTTTGGAATACCTGTTTTATCCGATAAATCGCCATAGGAGATATCCTTGCAAGTTATCGTTTCTAGGATTCTCTTTGAAATATCGCTCATAATGGCACCTCCCTTCTGCGTATAGAATAACACGGTTATCCCAAAATTGCAATACCGGAACAAAAAATTTTTCAAAATTGTCCCAATTTTGGGTTGACAAATGAGGAGAAGCGTGATAGTATAAAGGCGTCCCAAAAATGAGACGGAAGGAGGGCAAAGCATGTCGACGAACAAGTTAAAAGGGAAGATTGTAGAAGCGGGATTTACTCAGCGGTCTCTGGCTCTGGAAATCGGTATGTCCAAAAACACATTGAATTCCAAGGTGAACGGGAAGATTCCGTTTAACACTATCGAGATAGAGGCTATATGCGAGAAGCTTGGCATCACCGACCCGGCAGAAAAGGCACTTATTTTTTTACACTAATCGTCCCAAAAATGGGACAAGCCTAGCAAACCAGATAACGGGAGGGAGTTGCCGATGGCGTCCAACACTTTCACACATTTCACAGGGAAAACAAA